TCAGAAAATCGAACGGCCCAGTTTATCGGTCAGACACTCCAGCGCGGCGGTTCCGGCCAGCGAATTGCCCGCGCTATCGAGCCCTGGTGACCAGACCGCGATGCTCATCTCTCCCGGAATGACCGCAATGATCCCGCCACCAACGCCTGACTTGGCGGGCATGCCGACGCGCCAGGCAAACTCGCCCGCGCCATCATACATGCCGCTGGTGATCATCAGGGCGTTAATCTGCCGCGCCTGGCGAGGGGTAATCATCCGGCTGCCATCCAGTGTCACCCCCTGATTTGCCAGATAGACAAAACTGCGCGCCAGTTCGATACAGTTCATCGATAGCAAGTAGTATTGATATGGAAAGTTGCAATAAATACAGAAGGTTATGTTTAAGCGGTTTTCTTGTGGGGCATGGGTGGGGCATTTTGTAAAAAATCAGCGTTCAGGAGAGCGACCTGATCGTGATTATTCTCGGTCATCCATTTACCGTAAACGTTGTAAAGCATCTGCGCCGAAGAGTGCCCCATCTGGTGAGCAACAAAGTTTGGGTTAGCTCCGGCCGCAAGTGCCCAGCATGCAAAAGTATGCCGCGTTTCATATGACTTCCTCATTCTGACTCCAGCCTTCCTCAGCATCGTTCTCCAGGCGGCGTTGATTGTCCCTGATGTGTACCAGTCTGCCGTCCCACCATTACGGGTTGTGATCCTCGGTGAAAACACGAAAGTACACAGGTCTGTTCGCGTCGCCTCCTTCTGCCGCAGATGAATCGTTACCTCATGCTGCTGTCCCATTCTCGTCAGCACCATCTGTGACTTCAGCGCCTCAATGGCAGGGGCGGTCAGCTGAATGGTCCTGATGCCGGAGTCTGTTTTCGGCGGGTTGAAGTAATTCGTCATCGACTGCCCGCGCACTATCTTCACCGTCCAGTCCACAGTATCAATATCTTCCCACGCCAGAGAGATAATCTCTCCATGCCGCATACCGGTATTAACGGCAAAGATAATGAGATTTGTCATCTGCTCGGTGGGAGAGGCGGCGATCACCCTTGCGTACTCCTCACGGGTCAGCGGGTCAGGGGCTGGTCTGGACTTTTTCAGCGGCGCAAAAGTCTCCATCGGGTTTCTCTGCACATAGCCATTGGCCGCGGCGAACGAAAACATTCCCTTCAGACAGGCGAAGTATGAATTCACCGTTGGCACCGTTCTGCCTCTTCCGGTAGGTGCCGGGTTCCTTCCTCGCGGCCGCTGTATTCCCGTCAGCATCTCCTTCCTTGCAATCAGGATGTCTTCCTGCGTCACTGAGTCAGCCATCTTTTCATGGCCGATTACTTCCAAGCATGATCCAACGTATGACCTGTAATGCCTCAGTGCGTTTGCGGTAAGGTCCATTTCCTTCACTGAAAGCCATTTGTTTGCCAGCTCAGCCAGTGTCACCAGCCTTCTCTGTACGCCATATTTACCGGCGTTCGGAGAGCCTGGAAACTGATCTGGATAGCTGAAGGTTCCGGTTTTTACCTGATAGCAAACAGAAGCCCTCAGCTCTCCTGCTGCCTTCCTGTTTTTCGGTGTATCTGGCAATCCCAGACCTTCCCTCACTCTCTTACCTTTATAAATGAACCATATGCGCAGAAACCCTCCGTGGTTTTCTACGCCTGTGGGGTATTTAGCCATCACTGCTCCTCGCTGTTGAAAGGGAGTCCATTTAAGCAGAAATGCGGCGGCGGATCGCCGGGCGCTGTTTCTCAATCCATTTATTTATTTCTGGCAGGCAGTACATGATCGGGCTGTTTTCTTTTGGCGCGAGGTCGGGAGCCACATGGCGATACTCCTTCCCCTCAAGCCAAGTTGACCGGCGCGCGTGCTGAATCATGTGCTTGGTCATGCCGGTTACTGTGGTAAGAACGGCCTCGGACACCCATTTATTGGGCATTAGCTGAACAACATTTTCCATATCTACTCCTTTGGCGGCTTACCGCGGATAAATGCGATGATTAGCAAAATGAAAAGGGCGAGGTCAGTTAAGAGCTCGCCCGGGGTGATGTCGTCGCAGGTGGTGGTCATTCGACTTTATTGAACTGATTAATAAGAATCAGATAGTCATCCGAAACGTAAATTCCATCAGCCTGCATAACATCAAACTGTGCCTTTCGGGCGCCTTCGTATGCTTCGGTAGCACTGTCTGCATCACAGATCCCACTGAAGCCCCGGATGACCGAGCCGGATTTATAAATAAGGCCACTGTAAAAGTATGCGGACATAACAACTCCTCACGCAGAGCGCGATAGTGAATAGGGAGGGTGGGGGCTTACTGGTTTGGCTTGATGTACCACTCGCGGGTGCATTTTCGGCACCGGTATTTGAAGTTCTCGCCCATCCAGTCTACCAATTGAACTTGTTCGCTTCCGCAGCATTCGCATTGGTCAGCGAGCCGCATGGCAGTGTCGCGCCTGACAATGCATTCTCGAAGGCGTTGAGTGAATGACTTGCTCACTGTCTTATCTCCTTATCCACCTGACGCACATAGAACGCTAGCCAGCGCTTTGCTGGAAAGGTATCTGGCGGCAGGGCTGTGATTGATTTGGCGTGCTTGTCTAAAAGGGAGGTAATGATGCGGTCGTGTTCTTTCCTGGGCTTGCCGTCTATGGCGCTGATGATTTCGCTCCTGCACTTACGCGCTACGGCCCTTAGCACGTTCTCCGCTACCGGCGTCACGCCACCCTGCGATGCTGCTTAGCGCGCTCAATGCGCTCATAGTCTTCCCTGCATTCGCTGCAGCAGAAAAAGCCTTTATCTACTTTCTCGCCGCAATCACCATTCTGACAAGTGCCGGTAAACTGCATACTCGGCTTAGGCCGGTTAGCCAGGGCGATCTCAATCATCTGCTGCTCGCGTTCTGCTGCTTCATCCAGAATATCGGCATGGCTCATGGGCTTTACTCCTTGATATTGGCAATCATCTCATCGATGTAATCATCCACTTCAGCTGCATCGCCCGACGCATCCTGAAGCACTGCGATAATCTCAGCGTCGCTCATCGACAGAGCGGACAAAAACTCAATGACGCAGTTTCCTGCGATGTAGAGCTCATGATGGTCTGAGCAATCGGCAAAACTCACCTGCACCGCTGACACCAGTGCAGCTCTCAGTTCATTGGGATATTCCGTGTTAATCACGCCGCCACCTCCGCAAATGCCTTCTCACACCAGATAGAGATGTAAGTAATCTGGTCCTGCATTTCCTGCAGTGTCTTAGCCTCGCCGGTCCGGATTTCATGGTTGATGAGGGCGCGGATGAGATGCTCAAGCTTCGAGTAGTACCCGAGGCGCTGCTGCGTTTCCTGCCCGGCCGTTTTGCCATGCTTAACGATGCTTTTCACGTACAGGATGAAGTCGTTAGCGCCGCCTTCGACTGTGTATTTGTCACCGATTTCGATATGCATTTTGGTTTCCTTTGGGCAATAAAAAACCCGCACTTGGCGGGTTATCGAGTCTTCATTTATTATCTTGCTGGAACTGGGTTGGGGTGATGCATCATTATAGCCCGCTCAATTTCATCAGCTTCTGGCATGGACTGATAGGCAACATTATATCGGTTGCCTTTTTCATCCCGATATACCATGACTTGTAGCTCATGCCATTTAGTGGGCTCGGGCATAATTCTGGTATTGCTGTGAGTTGATTGGACTATGGGTTTCGTGACAACCTTTACGATTTCAAGGTTGTCTTCGCGCTCCCTTACCTCACCATCATAGCCAGGGAAGAAAATCATATAATCCTGCATCACTTCTCCTCCTTCAGGTAAACCAGGTCCGATCCCCGTGGGAACCTCATCTGCTTTTCGTGGTAAAACTTTAATTGCGTGAGCATCAGGAAAACCGCCTTAGTAGGCGGCATTAAAATCTATTGTTTAAACGACAAAAACGGTGTTTCTTCTTCCGATATTAGGCCGAAAAACCTCAAGTTTGCTATCCATAACTGAAAGACATCTCTGGATTCTCGAAAGCTCTTATGAGAATCAATGAAGCCATCAGGCATGTTAAATCCTTCGTTCATTTCAGAGGTTATTTCAAAGCATAGTTGCTCTTTGAAAAACACTTTTAACTCTTCTGTATTGCAATCAGACAGCGTCAGGCTGGCGCTGGATATCGTTTGCCTAGCAGAATCAATAGCAAGCGTAGCATTGGCAGCCTGATAGAATGACCAATCCATCCCCTTGGTGTTATGAACACTGGCATTAGCTTTTGCAGCATCTGCCTTTAAGAGGTCTTGAATATATTTCTTCTGCTCAAACTTAAATGAGTTGCGCTGCTGCTCTAATGACTCCTGAGCGCTCTTGCCGCTCTTGTGGGCTGCGATAGCTGCTGATATGGCAGCAACAGCAGAAAATAGTGCCACAGTAAAATTAGCCCAATCACCAGAGTGCCAACTCAAATCTTATCCTCCTTCTGATATACCGGGTCAGTGCCTCGCGGGTACTGCAGCGCAATGTTCCTGTAATGCTGCAACCTCTCCCTGAAATACCCCTTCAGCGCTTCCGGCTGCTGCATCTCCACCTCATGCGGAATAACAGGTTGGTTCATACGCTCCTTGTACGCTACTCCTGACGCGGCTAAATCAACGTTAATCCTGTCGCGTTCTTCTCTGCTGCGTGCTGCTAGATTATGTGACATGTTTATACCCACCCGTATCCATACTTTCCGCCCTCATGCATCCACTCATGGCCGCACTCCTTGCACAGGTAGAACGTATCATCAGTGCCACGACCATGAAATCTTGCACTCACTGGCTGCTTTGTAGGGTGGCTTATCATGCATGGAAGTGGGGCTTCACGCTTGCCGCGTGGTTGCTTTTCACAGGCTGAACATGGCATAGAAATCCTCCTTTGCTGGAGACTCATTTATATCACCAGTTAGGAAGCAAGTTGACGCCGAATTGTAAAGCTGGCCTTAAAGGATCACTCACTCTCCACCTGATAACCGGCTGCGCGAATGGCGGCAACAGCATCGTTTCTTACATTGCACATGGCAGTGATTTCGTCATGCGTATAGCCGATTTGAATGATTTGCGGCAACTTAACCGGCTGCGCAGTCAGTGCGGCCAGCGCGATTTTGATCAGTGATAACTCTTTCTCGGTGTCGTCATCAAAGCCGAAAGGTATTTCATCGCGCATTGCCTCACAATCAGCTATCCATGATTTAGCATGCTCAATCAGCGCCTGCTTCTGCTCTTCGGTCATGATGGCTCCCCTGCGCGGAGTTGGGCGGCGATTGCTGAGCGAACTTCATCGGCATAGTCCCGTTTAAATTCTTCAGGCGAGGCGTTTGGCAAGAACTCCAGCGCTGACAATACCGCGCCTGAAATGTCGTGAACCTGCGCCGGGGTGTCATCAATAAAGCCGCTTTCCCATGCTGCCAGCATGCGGTTAGCTGCAAAGTGAATACCCTCAGCCCGCACAGAGTTGAGGTATGAGTCGGTGGCTGGAAATGGATTTTCGGCGTTAACATCGCGGCTCACATGCGTGTTGATTTCAGATACATAATCCAGCGGCACGCCTGCAAACATGCCACTTTCACCCTCAGAAAAATATTCAACATGATTTTCACTGATGTCAGTCAGCAGCTTCTGCATGATGGCATTCTCAGCCGCCAACGCGTCACGCTCCTTATAAACGCGCATCGCCGCCTCAGCATCTTCACGAAACATGCAGTCGATAATTCCTTCGCTGAATCCTTCTTCATTGCGGCGATAAAGCGTCCAGAACTGCGCGACACTGTCATCGCACATTGACACATCGTCACCATCGGCAACGCATGCTGATACGTAGTAATTGCTCATTCTCTTACCCCTTATGCCGCTGTCAGGCTCAATGCCGCGGCGAAAATAGTTAGTCGCCGTGATAGCGGCGTGCTGCCCATTCCGGATAGGCAGGGTTGGTATCTCTGACCGGCATGTCATGCTTACTGTGCCGGTTGCGCTCAATCGCTTCCTGATGCTCTACGTACTTCGTCAGACGCCGCTCCGTGGCTTCCTGCACCCATTCCTTTGTCTGCTCTGTGGTCCGAACTGATAGCGACACCCTCACGCCTTTCTTCGCCAGAATCTGCTGCTGTGCGTCCTGCATCGCTAATATCCATCTGCGCTGTGATTCCGTTTCATCAGGGCGTGCAGAGTCCGCCGAAGTTTCGGTGATGGTCATGAGGGTGCCTTATTGAGTTAAATCAGAAGGGGATCGAAGTGTCGTAATCAGGTTCGGTAGATTGACCACGCGACTGCTGCGGGCGTCCCTGTTGCTGGCCGCTCTGCTTTGGCGGAAGATCGATGTCCCGCACGAGAATGGTTGGTGTTGAAACCTTAGTGCCGTCGTCTTTGGTCCACTCTTCAAGCACGAACTCGCCGGTAACCGTAACCTTTGCGCCTTTCAGGATGCCGGCCGATAGTTTCTCTGCCATAGCTCCGAACATCTTGCATTGCAGCCATGAGGTTTTCTCGTTGTCACCAAAGCCGGACTTAGCTGGCAGTGAGAACGAGGCGATGTGCTTTCCGTTTGGGGTGACTCTAACGATGGCGTCTTTCCCCACATTTCCTGCGATTGTGATCGTGTTGATTGGCATTATGCTGTGGCTCCTTCAAGCTCTGATTTCTTCATGTCGTAAACTTCCTTCGCCTTAGCCTGCTCTGGGGTGCCGTCCAGCATCTGCCACGCTTTAGCGAATGACTGCTTCAGCTCTTCCGGGGTTGCCTTGCTGAGCGCGGCTTCAGAGAAGGCGGCGAGGATATCCGCAGGCTTAGGCTTGGGTTTCTGCTGCTGTGGCGCAGAGGCTGACTGCTGGCGATGTTCATTGGTGTCAGCATCCTTTGAATCATCAATGCCGAAGAGGCCATTCAGGCAGTATTTTCGGGCATACGAGCTGGTTGCGCCGGTAATCTGAGCGTCATCCATGCCTTTCTTATCGACGGATTCACGGGCCATTGCAGAGGCGCTGTGTGTGGTCTCGCCATCGGTTATCGTCGCCGTAGCTTTGACGTAATAGCGATCGCCAATCAAAACGATTTCATCCGAGATTGACAGGAACAGGCCACCCAGCAGCGGCTTAACGCCCTCAAGGATGTCTTCACAGCTGCGATATTTGTATTTCCCAAAGCTGTTGTACTGATTCTTTGGAGCGTTCAGTGTTCGCTGAATCTCAGCGAGGCGGGTGTAAAATTCCTTACTCACAAATCACCTCAGAACGGGCATGGCCCGAGAAAATATTTACTGTTGAATCGCTCACACCACGCAAGGTTGAGCGCGACACGCATAGATTCACGCATGCCTTTACGGCGGTAGTGGAGGGCGCTGATAACGTGCTGACGACGCTTAGCGCGGCTTTCTTCGACTGTGGTTGCAAGGCTCATTTCTTCACTCCCGGACAGGCCATTTCGAATAGCGCGCGGATAAAGTCGAAATCCTTCAGGCGCTCATACTCAGCGCCTTCCTTGCGCTGGCGCTCCAACTCTTCCTGCTGCTTCTGGTAAGGCAGGGTGGGTGATTGAGTCTTCACGGCTTGCCCTCCTGCGATACGACCTGTAACAGGCGCTCCCAAAGCTGCTGTAAGCGGCTCTTTGGCTTCCACGACATCACGTCAGCGCCGGTGAGTTTGTATGCGAACTGGTTAATCTGAGACGCGTTTAAACTGGAGCCACCCATGAGGGCAGCCCCCTGCAGTTGAAAATGCATGGGTAACTCCGTTGAATTGATGAATTAGGTTTGCTGTCAAAAAAATGGGAGCCATTGCGGCCCCCAGAAGGATGATACGATTCTCTCTCTAAAGCGTATGGTGCGTAGCACCTCAAAGCCGTCTGAGTAGGCGGCTTTACGGTGTCACTCATCGGTACTCAGCTATAACATTTCCTTCGCCATCGAAATATTTGACGCTACAGGTTGGATGACAGTTATGTTTGTATTTGCCGTACTTTTGCTGATTGGCAAAAACAACGTCCAGATTCGCGCTACCATTCATCCCAACAATCGTTCCGATATCGCCATAAACCTCAACCATCATTCCAACGCGAGCAAAGTCGATGCCACGGCAGCGTTTCATGTCATCAATGAACTGCTTTTCCTTTCTCGTCATCCTCTTCTCCTGTTAGTGGTTACTGGCCCAATGCCCGGTCAATAGCGGCCTTGGCTCGTTTGTATTCGGTGATTTCACGGCAGCCTTCGTCGTGCTCGTACAGAAATAAAAGCTCCTGAAGCGCCTCAAGCAGCTCAGGAGCCGCCTGCATCAAATTAATGTCGCTACGATGGATAACCGCGTCATCAAAGGTGAAATAAACACCTTCATCGTTAAAGCCTGCACCAACCACGCTCCATGGCTTCTTCATCGGATGAATATCGCTCATACATTCCCTCCTGCTATAAACCCCAGCCCCATCAACACACCAATAACCAGCCACCCGAATATGTAATTACCAGTGCTTATCATGGAGCCTCCAGATATGAAAAAGGCCGCCTAAGCGACCCCGGAACCAACCTTTACCCACCCCTTTGAAAACTGGATGAGACCTTTGTTTTTTAGCGCCTGAAGCCGCCTGTCAAGAACGCGCGCTGGATCCTGCTGGCCACTGCAAAACTCTGCGCACTTATGGCAGATTTCAGGGAAGTAAATCTCCGCGAATGTCTTTGGTTTTCCCTCAATCTTGGCGAGAATCATCTCGTCCAACCCGCTGTAATCCTTCATAACCCCTCACTTAAAGATATGCGTTGCGCCCTTGCGGACGGTGCGGTGTCCCGCGTTATAGATAGCCACATCCGGCAGGCATACCGATGTGCTCTCATGCCTGTCACGCAGAGAAGGTGAGATAACTGCTTTCTCGATGCGGCTGATGTGCCTGCTTTTAACCACATCAGGCAAGGTGGTTCCTCAGCTTTCCACAGTCAAAGGAAACTGATAATTTGGTTGCTCCACAGTCATTAAAAGGAATTGCTATGTCAGAGAAAATTCGAGTCCAATTTTCCTGCCCTGATTGCGGCAGTGAATCTTTCATATTTAGAGCCGAGCCGTGCACGATGGACAATGCTGAGGCTTGTGCAGGGTGCGGCAGGAGTGTCACTAAAGACGATATCATTGAGCACAGCAGGCAGGTTGCTATAAGCCGCGCTGATGAAATCGTCAGAAACGCCTTCAAGCTCTGAACCTAATAGCGATTTCAACTCTGCTATCTGAAGTTCAATCTCGGTAGTGTCTACGCTCACAGACACTACCAGTTCACCAGTCCTTTTCAT